TATTCGCCCTTCTAAAATGCCAAGCGGTGTGCGTAAAGCACGTCGTGACGATACCGACTTCACGCAGTATGCAAAAGGCGGTGAAGTTTGGAGCAAGCCACGTCCATCAGCTCTTGGTGAACCCAAGAAAATGTCCCCCGCTAAGAAAGCCAAAGCAAAAGCAATGGCAAAATCTGCCGGTAGACCTTACCCAAATCTCGTTGACAACATGAGAGCAGCTAAAAAATGACCACTACCGGCTCAACCCTATTTAACATGGACTTCACGGAGATTGCCGAGGAAGCATGGGAGCGAGCCGGTCGTGAGATGCGCACTGGTTATGATTTGCGTACAGCACGCAGATCCATGAACCTAATGACGATTGAGTGGCAGTCAAAGGGTATTAACATGTGGACGATGGAGCAGGGTGTTATCAACCTGACTCCGGGATTAGCCACTTATGCGTTGCCGACAGACACCATTGATTTGTTGGAACATGTGATCCGTACTGGGCAGAATACATCTTCTACTCAAGCGGACTTAACCATTTCACGCATTAGCGTTTCTACTTATGCAACTATTCCAAACAAGCTTAGCCAAGCTCGCCCAATTCAAGTCTGGATCCAAAGACTTTCTGGCGAAACTAATCCAACGGCTGCGGTCTTGGATGGGGCGATAACTTCTACTGACACCACACTCACGCTGAGCACCATTGTTGGCTTGGCTGGTTCGGGTTTTATCCGCATTGGTACTGAAGATATCTACTACACGTACGTATCAGGGAATACCCTAGGTGGTGTGTTCCGTGGTCAGAACAATACAACCGCAGCCGCACACAGTGATGGCGATGCGATCTTTGTGCCACAGCTTCCAGCGGTGACTTTGTGGCCTACGCCAGATAACTCTACGACGTACCAATTCGTATACTGGAGACTGCGCCGAGTGCAAGATGCTGGCGCTGGTATTGAGACAGCCGACATGAACTTCCGTTTCTTGCCCTGCTTGGTTGCTGGTCTGGCTTATCATATCGCTATTAAAGTGCCTGAGCTGATGCCCCGCATCCAGATGCTTAAGCAGATGTACGACGAAACGTTTGAGATTGCAGCGGGCGAAGATCGTGAGAAAGCTCCGGTCAGGTTCGTGCCAAGACAGCAATACATTGGCGGTAGCTACTAATGGGTCAAAGATTTGCATCCGGCAAGATAGCGATTGCGGAATGTGATCGCTGCGGCCAGCAGTACCAACTGAAACAGCTTAAGACTGAGATCATTAAGCAGCGTAAGTACGAGCTGTTGGTTTGCCCAACTTGCTGGGACCCAGATCAGCCTCAGTTGATGTTAGGAACGTTCCCGGTAGACGACCCACAGGCTTTGCGTAACCCCCGTAAGGACACAACGTACGTGACTTCTGGTGTTAACTCAAACGGAAACTTGTCTGGCGGTTCACGAGACATCCAGTGGGGCTGGCGACCGGTAGGTGGGGCTAGTAATTTTGACGCAGGATTGACACCAAATTACTTGGTGGCAACCACATTTGTTGGTACAGTATCAATATCTTGAAGGAGATTCAAATGGCATACACACGATCAGCTGACGGCATCGCCAAAAAAGGTAAGACCGTAGGTAAAAATTTGGGCGATAGCGGCCCTACCCAGAAAGAAATTATGGGCGGCAAAGGTGCTGGCAAGGGCAAAACCAACGCTAACATGAAAGCCATGGGTCGCAACTTGGCAAAGATTGCCGCACAAAAGCGAGGCTAATCATGGCTACATTTAGCAAAAAATTGATGGGCAAAGAAGTTGGCGATGCCAAAGTCTACGCCAAGCCACACACCATGACTGGCAAAGAAGTGAAAGCTTCTACCAATCCCGGTAGCGGCCCAAACCATAGCAAGCTTGATACTCAAAACATGAGTGTTGGCGCTGTTAGCAAGTTGGCTGGTGAGAAACCCACCAAGACTAGCGGCATCAAAGTTCGCGGTACAGGTGCAGCCACTAAAGGTCTGATGGCACGGGGCCCGATGGCATGAACTACGCCGAGCTTGTCGTCGCGGTAAGCGATTACTGCGAGAATTCTTTTCCAACGACTGACATGGATATTTTTATCCGTCAGGCGGAGCAGCGCATTTACAACACTGCGCAGCCAGCTAACTTGCGAAAGAATGTGACAGGCACAATTACCTCAACCAACAAGTACTTGTCTGCCCCAGAGGATTTTCTCTCTGTATATAGCATTGCGGTATATCCACAGAACACGACAACTGCTACCGGCACTGCTGGTGCAAAGACAATCGTGGTGGCTTCTACTACAGGCATTGCGGTCGGTCAGCAAGTAACCGGTTCAGGTATTGGCACTAACGCTCAAGTTCGCAGCATCAGCGGAACCACAATCTATTTGACTGTGGCTAACGCTACGACAATCTCCAACTCAGTTACCTTCCAAGGTGACTACTTGTACTTGCTCAACAAGGACGTTAACTTCATTCGTGAAGCTTATCCTTTGTCGGCTTATGTGTCTGAGCCTAAGCACTACGCTTTGTTTGGCCCAACGACCACAAGCGCCGGAGTAGTTACAAACGAGTTGACGATCATTGTTGGCCCAACACCCAACGCTACTTACGTTGCAGAGCTGCATTATTACTACTACCCAGAGTCCATCGTTGATGCTGGCACTACTTGGCTTGGTGATAACTTTGACTCTGTGTTGCTGTACGGCACGATCTGTGAAGCACTTGTTTACATGAAGGGTGAGGGCGACATGGTTGGCCTTGCTCAAGAGCGTTACACACAAGCAATTGCTTTGTATAAAAACCTCGGTGATGGCAAGCAACGTGGCGATGCATACCGGGATGGACAAGTTAGGGTTCAAGTCGCATGAGTTCAATTGTCCAAACCCAAACCACCAGCTTCAAAACAGAGCTGTACCAAGCTGTTCACAACATGCTTACGGACACTCTGTACATTGCCCTGTATACGGCAAGCGCAGATTTAAACGCTGCAACCACCGTGTACTCATCAACCAATGAAGTGACCGGCACGGGTTATGTTGCGGGCGGGGTAGAGCTGACAGGGGTAACTCTTAACTCTGACAACTACACCGCTTACATTAACTTTGACAACGTTGTGTTTAACGCCGCAGTGACTGCTCGTTGCGCTTTGATTTACAACGTGACTCAGGGCAATAAGTCTATTGCTGTGCTGGACTTTGGTTCAGACAAAACATCTTCTAATTTCACAATCACCATGCCAGCCAATACGGCCACGGCAGCTCTTATCAGGAGTTCAAATTGATCGTTACTACAACCAAAGGCGAAATGGATGATTCTCTTCTTGAGAAGAAAGAGGGAGTCGTAGATAATGATGACGAGTACACCACTTGGGTGGAGTATTGGCTTGATGGTGAGCTGGTTCACCGATCAGCTCATGTGACCCTGAAAAAACCATTAACCTACACCGTTGCAGAAGCAGCGCAAATTGCATAAGGAGCCATCATGGCGAATACTCAATCAATGACCACCTCGTTCATGGGCGAGCTTCTGACAGCTACCCATAACTTTGGTACTGCGCCAGTTCGTGCAGTAACCACTGCTGACACGTTTAAAGCTGCTCTGTACCTGACTTCAGCCACAATCAACGCAAGCACCACAGCGTATTCTGCTACTGGTGAAGTTTCCGGTACGGGCTACACCGCCGGTGGTGTGGTGGTGACTAACGCTACAGCTCCTGCTGCAACCAACAGTTCTTCTACTGCTGGCGTGGCTTACTGGACACCTTCAGCCTCCATCACTTACACGACTGTGACTTTGACCACGGCGTTTGATGCGGTTCTGATCTATAACAGCACGCAGTCTGACAAGGCTGTTTCTGTCCACACCTTTGGTTCACAGACCATTACGGCTGGTACGTTTACACTGACCATGCCTTCCAACACAACGTCAACCGCTTTGCTGCGCTTGTCCACAACCTAAAAGGTAAGCCATGTCTCTCGGCTGGGTGACGGCGCGTGGGGGAGTAATGGCTGGGGCGGTACTCTCGATGCAACAGGAG